TTGACAATGTACGAGGTGGTTCATACACACAAGTCAGTCTTCCAGAGAATTTCAAATCAACTCTTCAAGTTGAAATCCGAGGAAATACAAATGCTTGCTTCAAGTGTGGATTACAAGGTCATTTCGCAAAGGAATGTACAGTGACTGTTCGCCCAAAGTCAAAACCAGACCCCCATGTCCGACTACAAGAATTCGCAGAATATCTAGCAGACAAATATCTCAAAGTATGCGACGATTGTGATTCTGATCCATGCCAATGTCGAAAGTCTTATCGTAGAAACGTTTGCTATCGATGTGGAAGACAGGGACATTGGGCAGACGATTGTTATGCGACATACCATGCGAAAGGATACGAGATTGAAGATGATTAAAAACGGAATTTCCAACTCTATATATCTTATTTTTAATATGACATTACCATTTGGAAAACATAAAGGACAACCATTAATTCTTCTTTCAAATGAATACGTTGTATGGCTATCTGGATTTGGAAATACAATTGACAATTTAGCAGAAACTATAATGCTAAACCAAGATTTTGAAGTATGTAAAAGGTGGATTAAAAATGCAAATGTAGAAACTATAGACGAATGTAAAAACTCGTTAATTTCTTCGTTTCGTGATAATGTTTTACCCGATTGTATAGTTGGAACAGAAAACCGTTCGTGGTGGTGGGTATATATACATCACAAAGAGTGGATATATCGTGCCAGAGACGAGTTTAAAAGTCGACACTTGTGTTCTGTATGTCTAACACCACTTCGTCCAATCGGTACATCACGGCGAAATGGGTATAAACACCATGATTGGGAAGGACGGACTATGCATAAACAATGCTGGAAAAATCAACTTTAAAAACGGAATTTCCAACTCTATGTATCTTCTTTTTCACATGAACATCTTTGCTACTCTTCGCTCTCGTCCTCCTCACAGGCGTGCTCATTTGATTGGTCGTATCCGCAAGTACATCAACGACGATGGATTTGCAGGTATTCTGGAATCCATTGATGTAGAGGACTTGGAGAGCATTCGACAGGGTTGTCGTGCTTTGGATATCTACATGGGAATTCCACACATGCGTCCTAGGGTTCAGGCATGGTTGAAGGGGTATTAAAAACGGATTGATTTGACTGAACAGTATGACATACACAATGGAGTTTAAGCAATTGTTCTCTCGTAATTATCTCCAAACAGAACGTGCTCGTCATCATGAACAACTTCGTGTTCAAGCAGTTATGCAACATGTAAATCAATACGGACAAGACGTTGTCATGGCTGCCAGACAAGGAAAGACACAATATACGATTGATACCAAGTCAAATGGAATGGGAAACTATACACCTACAGTTGATGACCTACTCGAAGGTTATCGTGCAAAGTTTCCAGACTGTAGAGTTGAATATGGGGAGACATGGGAACAATGTCCTAGAAATCCAAACCAAATGAATAAGAAATCGGGGATTATTATTGATTGGTCTTAACAATGGCAGAATGTCCGATTTGTTATGAATGTATGCACACTCGAATAACAAAGCTAAAATGTGGTCATGCATTTCACAAACACTGCATTGACCGATGGGCAGAACATCATTGTACGTGTCCGTATTGTCGTCAGAGATTTCGGTATCATGTTAGTCTTGATGATATAGTTATGATATTGATGATTCTTTTATTGGTTTTGTATACCTACCTATTTATCGCCTTCTCGTAGAACGCTTGGACTTGGACTTTTTCTTGTATGTACGCCGTCCAGCTGTCTTCTTCTCGGGTAGAGCGCAGATAGCATCCGACATTTTGGAAATGATAGGTGTTCCATCTGCGCCACCCCTGAACTTCTTGTTTCGGTATGTCTTGCGTCTGCTCTGTTTTTTCCGTGTTCCGCCAACCTTGTTCTTCTCATTGAATCTCTCTCGATAATTCTTATAGACATCAGAGTTCTCGCCATAGATTTCCTTCAGTTCATCGGGATGTAATTTTCCTTTACAGTTTTCTACATCAATCGGGCATTTGTCTTCCATTCCACCTGCATTTCGCAAGAGTTCTTCGAGGTCTTGTGCGCAAATGTACTGATCGTTGTGATTGAATATACTACCGTCAGGTTGAACGTGCTTGAACTCATACACGGGTCTTCCGTCGTCATGAACACCTAATTCAACAACACATTCTGCGTTATCATGTTTCACGGGCAGTGGATTTGGGTTAGGAATATCAGAAGACACTGGTGTAGTAGTTTCAGCAGTAGCAACAGAAGGCAATCCGCAAGGAATGTTGAACTTCTTGGCTGCCCGAATATCGCGAACTGTCTTCGGGGCACGAGCACTGGCTGCCTTCCAAGCTTCTTCAATCAATTCTTCTCGGACCTTTTTTGCTGACCGCTTCCCAACATCCTCTTGGACTTCGCAGATGTACCGTAACAGTCCGTCAATTCGCTTAATCTTCTCATCGGGCCCGCCACCACCTTCCAATGGACAGGATTTAGGGTCGTAGACATCTGCTCCAGGTTTAAAAGGTAAAAGATTAGGTCGAACTGTCTCATCTGTGTTGGTCAGCGGAAAATGCCCATGGCCGTAACAGTGTCGTCCACAAACAGCACACCATACAACATATCCATCACTACTTCTATATAGATTATAGAGTCTCTCGTGTCGTAATTCTGGCCTGCATTTGTGTCTCATATATTTACATGCTGCCTCACGTTCCGTATACTGAAGACAGAAAGGACAGATAGACTGGTCATTTAAATTGTTTTCATTCTCAAGAATTGGATTGAAGAATTCGGCATCCGCTTTCGTATAGCCTTTCCACATTTCCACATTGGGCTCGGGTCCACCCAATAATAAGGCAATCATATCTGGATATGCCCTATTCCGAGCATAATCCATTGCTGTCATACCACCTGCAGTTTCTACGGTCTTGTCTGCGCCTTTTTCAAGAAGCAATTCAGCCAATTCAATGTTATCGTTTATAACTGCAAACATAAGAGGTGTCTGGCCATTTGCGTCTTCTACATTTGGGTTCGCTCCCTTTCGTAGAAGAAGCGAAGCAATCTCTGCTTGCCCTTGTCTACATGCATTCAAGAGTGCTGTATCGCCACCTTCTCTTTCATAATTGATGTTTGCACCAGCATCAATAAGGGTTTCAACAATATCCAACGATCCGTCCTCTGCAGCAATCAACAGCGGGGTGTAATTGTCTTGATTCTGTACATTTACGTCTGCACCTTTGTCTACGAGAGACTTGACAAGTGCCGAGTTATTGGCATACACTGCTTCCAACAATGCACTATCACCTTCTTGATTTTTGTAATTCACATTCGCACCTTTTTCAATTATGCGTTCTATGATGTCCATACCAAATTCATTTCGAATGGCAAGAATCAACGGGCTATCGTCCATACCATCGTCGGATTCGTCCACAATGTTGACATCTGTAGTTTTGTCTAGAATGTCGCTGACAATCCCACTTATCTCTTCAGGATCCTCATGTAGAGCTACAATCAAAGCATGTTTATTGAACCCACTAATATTAATGGTTGTTTTTGCTCCAAGATCAAGAAGTTCGAACACTCCTGGTCTAAACATCTTCTCAATCGCATAGAACAGTGGAGTCATTTCATTGTTGTTATAAATTTCCAAATCGGCTCCCTTTGAAATTAAGTATTGAATACACTCTAGACCAGCCGAATCGATAGCAGTCATAATAGGTGTGTTTCCTCGTTCGTCCTGATGATTGACATTTGGGGTTCGTTCATCTTCGAATAACATATCGAGCCAGAAAATGTCATCGTATTGGGATGCACGACGAACAGCATCATATATGACTGTTTGTTTTTGCCGATTTTCAATCTCGAGATTAGCTCCAGCATCGAGTAATGCACGGATGCTTTCTTCAATTCCGTCAAACATATATGCAATCATAAGAGCAGTTCTTCCATCTTTATTTTGAGCATTCACGTTCGCACCTTTTTGGATGAGATCAATCGTGTATCGTTCATCGGTTTCCTTTGCTGCCACCATCAGAGCTGTTTCATCTCTGGGAATTCCAGTGTATCCCGCCCTTGGGGCAACTTTATTTACATCGGCTCCAAACTCCAAGAGTTTCTTGAACGCATCGTACTTACCTTGTTCAATTGCATACATCAATGGCGTATTCCCCATATTATCCACACCAGCATTGATATCAACGCCATTGTTTTTCACGAGGGTTTCTAGTTTGGGCAAGTTATCAAGTAGAATTGCTTCCATTAACGTACGTTCCATTATTATACACTACTAATAAATTGCCATTGTAGGTAATCGCATATCTTCTTCCATATTAGGTCATGTGCGATTAATCGATCTCTGGATTTGAGCAAAGGAAAATATACTTTGTACTCATCCAACTCGAGGAGCTCGAAGAACTTGTAGAGGATGTACGAGTACGAGAGAAAGTTGGTTCGGTCGTTGGGGCAATACAGCAAAAAAGGTGCCTGAATCTCTTGAAACATTGCCCGAATTTTCTCTTCAATCTCTGGCGTAATGGTGGGGGGTGGGTTTCCATTAAGTCTTGAAAGTATGTGTGCTCTGTGCTCATAGTATTTGCTTCTACCCAACTTTTTGAGTATCTGACGTATATCTTCTTCGGATAAGTCAGCAATATTGTCAATGCGTCGTTTACGAATTTCAAGAATAACCTCGCTCATAACTTCGTCAGGAATAACCGTACTTTCCTTGGCCTGAAACTGGTTCAGAATTTCTGTTAAATGGTTGACCTTTTTGTACGCATAATTGTTTCTCTCTTTGGGTGGATCACGAAAGCTTGGAAAATCGGATACAACCAACGCATACTCTTCAGAACCACATCGCGGGCAAACAAGAATACCCTCGGATGTTATTTCTTCGCGTGCGATATTGCATTGTGTACAGTGTTCGGTCATTTGCTGAATGTAGTCCATGCTTGATGATAGTTTCATTCGCTGAATGTATTCGTCAAATATCTGTTTCTTGGATGTTCCCGCTTCATTCGGAACAGACGCTGAAAAAAACTTTAGAAACGTATTGCTATCTTTTGAAGCCGATGGAACTTGTAGGGATGAGGACGTTTCTTTCTTATAGTAGTCATTGAGAATATCCATATTTTTCAAATAATAATCTTCCACTGGATTGGACTGTTCTAATTCACTTTCGATTTCACGTACTCGTTTTTGTAGCTGATTGGCTTTGACTATATTATCCAAATCGTTTGAACAATACAATTCTGAAATTTGACCGCGTAAGGTTTCAAGTTCATCATATAATGATTTATGCATCGTTTTCGTCTCCTTGAGGCTTTGAACTATGTCCTGATGTATAGAGTCCAGTGTTCCAGTGGACGCTGTCGTCTGGGATGATTCTCGGATTTTTCTCACTCGAAACACGTCCATTTATAAACTCCTCAACTTGCCTCCTGAAAGCTGGATTTGTAAACATACATGGTCGTTGCTTTCGAGTAGACTCGACTGCCGCAACTGGATCAATGTTGAAGTTCTTGATGACATACAGCAACGTAAGAAACGCACTACGATTGATTCCTGCCTGACAGTGGACATAGACTGTTCCATTGCCCTCGCGCAAAAAACGATGCATGGTTTCTTCAAACTTTGGAAACCAAGTATGAAGATTACTGTCTAGTGTATCGGTTGCTTCTAGACAGGCATAACGATTTGGACTAACCTCTCGAAACCAAAGAGGTGAATCCTCCTGAAATGCGCAGTTAATGACATGGGTTATTTTGTGTTGATGGACAAAGCTTGGACGCAAAAAAGACCCCGCACCCACCAAAATACGCGTATGAAACCATGCGGGTGGTTGACGAAGGTAATCTGGCATAACAAACATCATTACTCTATATACTCGACTACCGTTTAACCAAGAATGCGCGAAGTTCTTCTGACGTTAATTCCCCTCTCTCAAATCGTTTGAGAAACCTTGCCATTTCTCTATGACGCCTGTCTTTCGAATGTTTGAGTGTTCGTAGAAAGTCTTTCCACAAATAATCCATGAAAAACGAATTCTTTGGTCTCAACAAATACGTTTTTCCCGACAAAATGAATACTCGATTACTCGTTTGTAAAGCACTCGTAAACGGAACCCTGAACAGGGATCTGGATATTATCCAGCAGGTTTTGATTGCGCAACATAGGTATCCAGAAGGTGATAGACTTGAACAACAGAGAGAAATCAAATCGCTAACAAAATCGTTTCAAGCCCTCTTACATGCCAAAGCCAGACAGGAACGTGTTCAGGAAATTGGCTATGACTACTGCAGCAGCTCCGAGAACTGCGGCGCCAGTCCAGCTGACAACACCCCCAGACGTATACGCATTGGGGATGTACTGAAGAAGAAGATTTCGGGGGGCAGAAAGCGAAATAAGAACAGCCGCAAGAAAGAAGGATATGTAGAGAGTCGTCTGGGAAAACATGAAACGAAAGGCTGGTAGACTAGGCTTGAAACTCGGTGCCATGCCCGAATGACCAGGTGTGGGAATGCTAGGCATAGGAACCATCGGTGGCTGAGACTGAGGCCCTTGCGGCGAAGGAAGCAGTGCGTCCAAAGAGGTTGCGTCGTCCATTGTTTATCTCTACGAAGAGGTTTCACAACTCGCGTCTTCCACGCGATATTTGTAGCATTTTCCGTCTGCCTTGACGATTTTTGTCGTTATGTCTCCCAGAGGCATAGCAAGGGTTCGTATCGTTGAAAAGTTTCGATGAAACAACAATACTGAAATCCCCAATCCAATGACAAATGAAAAAAAAGGAGATGCTCGGCGAATGACTTCGACCAACTTAATCATTATTGTTTAGAAGCGAGTAGATTCAATGAATCGGGTTCTTCCGTACATGGAACTTCTACTGCTTCAAATCGCACACAACCCGTGTTTGTGGTATACACACCTTGGTCATGAGGTTGAGGAACTGTTGCCTGCTTTCGTGTCGGTGGAATAATAACCGTTGAAATTAGCATGCCCAAAATGACCCCCGCAGCTATCCAGCGAAGTTCAAGCATTTATTTTATACTTCATATAAGTCGTTATGGCAAAAAAGGCAAACATCAAAAAGAAGCCAGAATAAGGAATGAAGATGGCCGCAGCTGTTGCCGCATATCCTAGTCGTGTATACCCGCCTTCGATAAAGGTACGATAGGTTGCGACGATACTGAACACATAGATAAACGTTGCCAGAATGGTTCCTCCAATTTTCAAGCCCTCCAATGCCGTTCCTGAAAGAGAAGGCAATTGAAACCCCGCAATTTCAGGAAGCGGATACTTGTTTCCATCAGGAATGGTTATGGTCTTCTTTTTCCCATTCTCCATGATTTCCATTTCCAATCGTCTACCCTTTATAGCATTGGCAGACGATTGGCTTTCAAACTCTTTTTCCTTCAGGCGTTTCTTCTGAAATTCCTCCGAACGGGCTCGGATACAATTGGAATCATTTGCGTTTCCACATTGTTTCTCGGCCTCACGACGTGCTTCGTCCATCTCTTCCTGTGTCAGCTCGATAGTTTCAGTTGCCTCTAAAAAGGGAATCAACGAATTGGACGCAACAATTTCAGAATCACCTCGTTGTATGGCTTCCTTGATAGATTTGATGACATTCTTACGAGCTTGACTATCACCGTAATACGCTGATAAAACCTCAAAGGACATTCTTGTTAATTTGCAAACACAAGATTGCCCAAACCGCTCACGATTCTGAAAAAGTTCATAGTTTCAACATACACACCTACATTGTAGGTGAAGACAAAGATGATATTGTCGTTTGTTCGTACCACTTGAACAATCTCGTTATCGGGGTACAATTTGGTTCCATCAGGATTGAGAAGAGCACATTGGGCGGCCGTTATAAATGTAGGATTCGGGCTGAACAAAGTAGACTTGAGCGCAAACTCGACAACAGTTTGCTGTGTCGCAGTTGCCTGGGGAATCGGTTGCTGAAGCGATGTTCGGAGTATAACCTTGTTGAACATACTTCCATTCGCCGAACCAGAGGGCTGGTACTGGTCATGATTAAGAGCAAATGAGTACATGTAGACACCAGGCAATAGCTCTGCGGTATCGCCTGTAGTATGTTTGTACATCTGAAGCAAGGAGAAGAACGGGAAGGGTTTGGTCTGGAACCGCTCTTTTCCATCAAAGAGTAATACCGCATCAATCAAAGAATCCCGAGGATATACGGATGAAATCTGCTGTTGTCCCGATGCGTACAAAGCAGTTCCTACATCAACACCCGTTCCAGAATCCGCAGAACGAATCGGAGTCCATGGAGCGCGATTGGTCAGTTCCCAATTGGTGTAATTGTCCCAATCGTTAACAGTTAACCGATCCGAACGTTGACTTGTGAAGATAAGACGAGTTACCAGATTAAACATTGGGATTTCAACATCAGAGTTTCCACCAAACTGACCCTCTTTCACGACATGTCGTACGGTCTTGACCAAAAAGGTTTGGTCGGCACTTGCGAGTTGGTTCATTTCCATTTCGGTCAGGTATATGAAGTTTCCTTCCACATAAGGATCTGGGAAGAAGGTTGTTAACCCTGGATTGCTTGGCAATCCCGTCGTTAGTGGAGGCGATAAGAATGTACTGAGTACGTTGTTCGGTTTAATACGTGTTCCATATGTAGGAGATGTCGGATCCACGTCAATAATCGTGTAGAGGTCATTGATATTGCGGAGAGACACATTGATGTAGACTTCTGAATTCTGAAGAGATACCAATGGTAAGGCAAGTCCAGGGTTTTCGCAAAACCAGAAATGAAGAGGGATAACCAGTTGACGACCACGAATAGAGGGTTCGGGTATACTCGAACCAGGAAGCAAAATGTTGTTGGATGCGTCTCGCGGAAGAAGACTATTGGAAACCGCAATCGCATGCGGGTATTGGTTCTGACGGTCAAACGCATTCGCAGGATCGTAGACCTCAGGAACATTCCCAATCATCTGATCAATAACCTTTCGCTTATTTGCGTCATGAGTAGCATAGGAATAGAATTTCATCCACTCACCTGTTAGACGCTGAATGGTCTGCCCGTTCATAGATACACTAACGTTATCAATCAAGTTGTAGCCAATGTTTTGAATCCACTGAAACTCGTACCCAATCGAATTCGAACGCGAATCATATCCTTCAGGAACTTGACTGGTTCCCAGCTGTTTCAGAGGCGACCATATATCAGGAAGCGTCAATACCAGATAACAATCATGAAGAAGTTGCGCATACCTATCAATACGACAGGATATCGTACGCGTTCCTACAAGTGGAAATTCGAGGTTTGAACTCGTAAACGGCATACGAATATGCTCCATAGCAAAGTTCGTATGACGCCGATAGACTGCTCGAAAATGGGTCATAGACGGATTTCCATTGACCAATTCATTCTGAGCGCCCACGCCGACTAATTGGAGTAAGCCACCTGGCATTTGTATTTAGCTATACGTTATCTTTAAGAGACTATACGAAAGCTCAACGGCTGAATAGAACGACCGTTATAAGGAATCACACCGCGATTGATTGTAGCAGGAAAGGGAAGAGTTATCGAACAGCACTCGGAAGAGAACGTCGCACCTCCGCTACCCTGTAATGGAACCACAAATCTCTCCCGTTGTGTCGCACCATTTGCCTCAAGACTGGTGTACAAGGTATTCGTCCTCTGGGATTGAGGAGGAGGGGCAATAGAGATAGATTTGGCAATAACCTTTCGCTTTTGTTTCGTCAACCAGTCTTGTGCTGAATTCACTTGCATTGTTATTTATACGCGAGAAACGATTGTTATGTAATGAGAGTCGTTCTTGTGAGTACACATATTGATCAGACAACAGGATACTCAAAGGTTGCCTATCAACTCTTGCGTCAGCTAGCAACATTGTCTCCGAAAGTGAAAACCTTTCATTATGGCTTTCAGCGTCATCCTAGTCGAACAAGCTTTCGAAAGTATCCCGAGAACATATCCTCTTATGACGCGGCCGCAAACGAAGACCCGAAGGAGGACGGATTTGGATTCAACAAGATTCACGAGTATCTGGAGATGGTCAACCCTGATTTGGTTATGATTTACAATGACCCATTGATTGTTTATCGTTTCATTGAGGCGATGAAGCATGATCCGAAGACTTCTCCTTACAAGTTGTGGGTGTATGTGGATCAGGTCTACGATGGAATTGCTCCTCCACTCATGGATAAGCTTCGCGAACATTCGGATCGTGTCTACGCGTTCACGGATATCTGGAAGAAGAAGCTTGAGCAATATGGCGAGTTCAAAGAGGTATGTGTACTTGAGCATGCCGTTGACCCCATGATGTTCAGTATCCTAACCAAAGAAGCAAAGAGTGATGCTCGAAAGAGTATGAATCTTCCAGACGACGCAGTGGTTATGTTAAACGCCAACCGAAATAGTCAGAGAAAGAGACTGGATATAACGGTTGCTGGATTTGTTCAGCTATTGAAGAAGTACCCCACAAAGCCTTATTATTTGATTATTGCGACCAATGTCAACCCCCAATTGGGAGCATATTATGATATTGGGCGTATCTATGGAGATGAGTTAACGACCAATGGATTGGATATTGCTTCGTTTGCCAATCGATTGTTGTTGATTGATACGTCTCCACCCAATGTTGTAGGCGATGACGGAATTAACAAACTCTATAACGCTGCTGATATTGGAATCAATACATCTGACGGTGAGGGGTTTGGTTTGTGTCAACTGGAACATCTGTATACAGGCGCACCGCAGATTGTCTGCGATATCGGAAGCTACCGTACATTCCTAAATGAAGAGGTAGCCGAGTTCATTCCTACTCATGATAGGGTGTATTTTGCGGGAACCATGCCCCTGGGGTTCTATGCTCCGAGTTTCCGAGTACAGGATGTTCTAAACGCAATGGAACGTTCCATGGACACATTGGATGAGAAACGCAAGGCTATCAAGTCATATACATTCAAGAGCTGGGCAAGTGTGTGTGATGGATTTCTAGAAGACATTCTCAAGTTAGTTCAGTAGAAACTTGATTTGAGTAGGGGCAGTCATTTCTCCCACTCGCAAAAGTCTCTGTTTGTCTTCGTACGCAGGGCCATCAAAGACCTCCTTGCTATCGGGGTCAATGTAAAACACCATCTGTTTGATTTGAACCTTTTGTAGACGACGTTTCTTGCGGGTGGTGTTTCGTAAGTATGTTATATCTGAATCTTCAGTTTTTATACTGGGTTTGAATGCCAAATCTTCACCTGTTGCGGCAGTGTCAAACCGCATACAAGACAATACTGGCGTTTCCCGACTATGAAGTTTACGATGAATTTCGCAGTCGATGGCCGCTTGTTTGAGTAGGGTCGCAATCCGTTTGTTGGTTACCTCTTTTTCATAAGACTTTTCATAGAGATACTCATCTGTAGTCATAAACACTTCAACAGGGTCTCCTTCGTAGCGTTTGAGTTCGGTATCATTGCGACGAATCGGAACCACATTGTTCGAACCTTCAGTGGATTTGGACTGTTCTTCCGTAAACACAGATACGTAGAAGCTGATGCGTACTGTACGTTCTTCTACAGGCAATGACGCATGAGAGCAAATACGAATCGCGCGTCCAATAACCTGGTCATGGCGGGCAGGATTCCAGTGAGGTTCCATGATATGTACATGTCGCACATTGGTCAGGGTTATACCTTCAGCACCCGAAGAAGATGCCATGAGCAAACAGAGAATCTTCTTGTCTCGTTTCTCCACCGAAGCCTTGAGAGAGGCAGGGAAATCGTCTTGATACTTGCCGTTGAATATCTGACGCATGTACTCGCGTTGGTCTACGTCCTCTTCGCCTGTATAGAAACAGTACGCAGGCTTTTCTGGATCCATGGACGGATCTTCTACCCATTGATTGGCTTCCTTTTTGATTCGATAGGGTTGCCAACCATTTGCATCCAAAATAGCTCCAAAGATACCCAGACCTTCGAGCTGGCGATATTGAGAATACACAAACTGATTGTTCCAACCTTCTTGTTTTACATTCTGAAGCATGCGCAAAAGTTTCGGACTGTAATTTGCCAGAGCTTGTTCGGTGAGATACTTGGCGGGGTCATTCCGAAGTTTCTCAAGGATTTCAACCTTTTCAGGAACAGTATCCTCTGTTGCTGTTTCATCGGCTTCAAGGCTTCTGCGCAATTCGGGTGGAATGGCAAAATTACAGGCTAGTCGAGAGTTGACTCGGAATGTTTTCATTTCGCTGTCTTCTGCATTCGAAGGGTTGACTTTACGACGAGCATCGCGCTTGATTTCTTCCCAACGGATTTGTAGATAATTGTTGAATTGTGTACTTGACATTGGAACTTTTTCCAACATCTTTTCATCATCGACGCGACGAGGAAGCATGCGCTCATCCGCACCCTTGTAATACGAAACCAACCCTTGAATTCTTCTTTGAAAGAGCAATGCGTTCTTGATATTCAGACCGTCCAAAAAGAGATTGGCAAATTCCTCATAGGTCGTAGGCAGACATTCGAGAGTTTCCGTAGTTATCCTGTCCATGGCAAGTTCAGCGCCTCCTACATCCAATTCAAACTTGTTCTTCCATGACGCAACCCATTCGCTTGTTCCCTCAATAGGGTTCAAATCTTTGACATACTGAACTGCGATACGGTCTCCCTTTTCATTGTACACACTGCGAAATTGAGGGGGATTACGTGTCAGAAGAATGTACTTCTTCGAAGCATTGAATTCTATCGTATCCACATCAGGAATGGATTTCAATACGCTTGTCATTTTCTCTTCGTCCCAACTTGGAATGGCTTTGACGGGAACTACAATCCTTTCAATTGGACCACGCAGAAGATTCATAAGAAACGCAATTTCAAACGCTCGATTGATAACAGGTGTTCCTGACAAGGCAACAATCTTACAATTCTTTGCGGTATAAATAGCATCGTACAACTTTCGGGCAATATCGGAAGCATTGGTTATACGTCCAATCAAGTTATGAACCTCGTCGATAATAACCACGCTATTGTCATACGGATTGACACCTTCCGCCTCGATATACTTGCTAATGTTTGTACTGTTCAATCCATTGTAGCGAATGAAGGTAAACCGCTGATTGATAATATCCTCAATCTGTTTTGCGATAATGTCCTGAGCATTCTTGGGAAGATTCTTAAAATTCGGTGTCTCGCCTTCTACAGTGGTAAAAAAGGCTCGGTGTTTGTCGAGAAAAGCATCCGAGATACCCAAACGTTTGGCAAGAGCACGGGAATCATCCGATAACGATTGCTGACGCCAATGCTGTTCGTACATATAGATGGGGTCTCCGCATTTCCGCAACTCACCACGGAAGTTGCTCTCTAAGGACGCGGGAAGCATAACAAAGACCTTGCGATTGGTCAACAAAGACTCGGCAACCGCGATTGAAGAGCACGTTTTGCCCGATCCCAAGCCGTGATAGACCAACAAACCGCGATAAGGTGTTTCCATCAAAAGATAATCACGAATAATCTTCTGGTGTGGAAGAAGTTCACGCGCATTGCTTCCACGAGCCAAACACAAATCCGCATCCTTGTCGTCTTCATCTGTCGGCGTTGCGCGGTACTTGAGTAAAATACGGGTTATCGAATCGGCAAATGTTTTTCGATTGGGTAAAATGTACGGTTTCGCCATTGTTTTTGAACAGGTAAAAACAATCCCAGCACAAAACAACGATGTCGGTCAGTAAAAATCACCGATTAACGATGGTGACTGTGTACCTCTTTCTCATGGCAGCTTTTCTCTATGCCAAACCATCCCTTGCGTTTGGCCGAGAGGGACGGATTCGTCCATTTGGGGTCGTCGAACGAGATGCGACTATCTTCCCATTCTGGCTATGGATTTTTGTTATTTCTGTTGTTGCCTATTGTATAACCGTATACTTGGCTGGGTTTAAACTTCAAATGTCTCGATAATACTTTTCAATTGATTGACCATTTCTTCGCGTTGAACGTGATGAGGACGAATCAACGCAGATACTTCCTCAAACGACTTCCAACCAATCCCTGATATCTCGCGTTTTTGCATAGGTGTCATTCTCTGATTCAGGTTGACCATTTCGGGATTTTTCAACACAGCAACAAAGTAGATATGTCTATACCGAATTCCATTCAATCCCATGAAGGTCTCTTGTACGACCATATTCTTGAGAACCACATATGCCTCTCGAGGAATATTGGTCTCTTCTCCAAACTCTCGGATAGCACATGCTAGGTCTGTTTCACCTCGCATGCGTCGTCCTTTGGGAAATCCCCATTCGGGTTCCGTGTACGTCGATAGATTCGTTGTCATGAGTTCCAGTTTGTCGAGGGATTCAAACTTTTCCTTCGAAATAGCGTATTCACTTGAATTTCTGTCATCGCCCCATAAGTGATGCCAAACATTATCAAATGGCGAGCAGGCAATAAGAGACTGTTCAACCAACGTCATGTTCTTAAAGAGTCGCCCAATGTAGTCTAAATCACCAACATCATACTTGCCTCGCATGAACTCGGCAAAGCTCATACTGTCTTTTCTTCGAATCATCAAGACTCGTGTATTCGACGCAGACACGGGTAGACTATCCTTGTCAATCAATAGAATACCGCACGAGAGAACTGGGTCTCTACATGTACGAAACAGATGTCCTTTACCACCACAGTTATTACAATACATAATCTTGTCCTTCTCCTTCTCCATGACTATAGTCATGTCTTCATTAAGAAAGTTCCTTCCATAACATAAATGGGATTATTCCAATCAAAACCTGCGGCTATTCCACCTAGTGGACCATTAACATTGTCCCTGGGTACTCAGAGTACGCTACCCACCATGTCAGAACCCAAAACGGGGCGCTCGAATATCTTTACGATTTTAATCATTATCGTGGGGGCATTCTTTCTGGTGTATCTCGGGTTTACTTTCTACAATTACCTGAGGCGTCGAAATGGTCAAGAACCTATCAACATGTTTGGTGGTGCGGTGTCCTCTGACCAAACACCAACACCTGTAGATGGAAAAACAAAGAAGGTGATTCCAGCCGCCGATGTTCCTCTCGGAACCTCTATGCAGTCAGGTGTACAATTCTGGATGTTTATCTCCGACTGGGATTACAAATTTGGTCAGGAAAAGAGCATCCTCGAGCGTGTAGCTCCGAACAACCCTGCCATTAAGAATCCTGCAATAACCTTGGGAGCAAGTGAGAATACTCTTCATGTCAAGGTGAGCTTGTTTGGGGCAGAGCAGTCCACAGACGTAAGTGGAACAGGTGATGTCTTCACGTGTAGCGTAGAGAATGTTCCTCTTCAGTCTTGGTTTTCTGTGTCTGTAACAACCTTCCAGCGCAACTTGGATATCTACATCAATGGTCGTCTGGTCAAGTCCTGCGTACTTCCTGGTGTTCCCAAGCCTGCGTATGGCGATATTATACTGAACAATAACGGTGGCTTCTCAGGCAGTATATGTAATGTACACAGCCACTCTTCCATGATAAGTCCTGAAGAAGCACAGTCGTTCTTTGCCCGTGGAACCAACTGTCAAGCACCGTCTCCTGCTGCGTCTACAGTGGATAAGGATTCATTCTTCATAACGCTGTTTGGATATACATTCAAGTTCAGTACCCTTGACAAACTCGGAAAAGAAGTTAGTAGTTTAACGTTGTAATAGAGTAATGCGTATTCTTCTCAAATGTCCTACACGCTCTCGTCCTCAACGTGTTTTACAAACAATAACTCGATACGTTGAATTGGCAAATAACCCATCTCAGATTGGTATTGCGATATCGTGTGATACAAGCGATGAAACGATGAAACCGAATTTAGTCCAAGACGAGCTGTACAGAATCGCAAAACGTTGTGAATGGTGTCGCATCTTCTTTAGCGACAACACGTCAAAGATACAAGCCTGTAATGCGAATATGAATGAAATCGAATATCCTTGGGACATTGTAGTACTTGTTTCCGATGACATGATACCCCAAATGAAGGGATACGATGATATCATTCGTAATCACATGCTTTCGAAGTTTGTCGATACCGATGGTATTCTTTGGTTTAACGACGGAACACAAGGAGAAAAGTTGAATACTTTGACCATCATGGGGCGGAAGATGTACAATTGGTTTGGTTATCTCTACAATCCAGAGTACAAGAGTTTGTTTTGTGATACGGAACTAACGGATTTATGTCATAGTCAATTGAAAGACAAGACTCTCTATATTCCGTACTGTATTATTCGTCATGAACATCCAGGAACAGGGTTTCCTGAAGTCAATGATGCTCTGTATCAACACAATCAGAGGTTTTGGACACAGGATATGCTAACCTATATTCGAAGGAAACAATACAAGTATGATTGGAGTATTCTCATTCCTACACTACAGGAACGCCAACACAAGTTGAATCGTCTACTGAAGAGCATTCATGAAAAATGTAGCCGAATTGCGCCTTGGTTGAAATACGAGATTCAACTCGATTGTGATAACCGCGAGACAACCGTGGGAGCAAAACGAGACCGTCTTTTGAAATCCGCAAGAGGCAAGTATATGTGCTTTATCGATGATGATGATGAGATAACCGATGCGTATATCGAAGACCTTGTGGAAACCATTCGGGGCGATTTCCATGTTATGCGCATTCGTGGGAAGGTCGATGTATACACATTTACCCACAGTATCAAAAACACTCTCAACATGCCCATGGCGGTTGGTAATGAATTTCTTCGACCACCCAATCATCTCAATCCAATGCTTTCGGATATTGCCAAATTCATTCCATTCCAGAATGCACAACGAGGCGAGGATTTGGATTGGACAATTCGATTGGCACAAACAGGATTCCTAAAGACCGAGTATAGCTCTGCGGATGACCGAATTCATTACAACTATAACATTGCGGTTCCCATTGATCCGAGAACAGCTGATTACCAACGAAGGACAAATTACCAAGATATGTTGAAAGCGGTATGGATTGGAAACGGCTCAGTTATGCCTCAACCCCAACCCCAACCTCAACCCCAAGAGAAGGGTCTACGTCTAGGCCGTGGTGGGTTTGTTTCTAGATAAACAATAATGAACATAGCAGCAATCCTATTTGTTCTTTTTCTAGTAGGTGCTCTTGTCTACTTTCTAGTCTATAGAAGCAAGGGTTCCTCCGATAAAGTTGTTATACTCAGTGGTTCTCAACCTGGAAACGCAAAAGGCGGCTTCTACGGATCCTTGCCATTGTCCTTCAATAACCCCGAAGGCATTGTCTTCTCGTATACAGGATGGGTTTTAGTCAAGGACTTCAATATGGGCTATGGCAAGAAACGCGTTATCTTTAAGAAGGGTGATGATGGACCTGGGTTGTACTTGGATTCTACATCCAATTCATTGATGGTAGCCATCAAGACATACGGAGCAACGGAAACCATCCTGATTCCCAATATTCCTGCTATGAAATGGATTCACTTTGCAATTGTTGTAGACCAGACGTCTGTCAATATCTATATCAATGGGACATTGCGCCAACACCATACGTTAGGTCAGTTGCCCGATCAAAACAATGACGAACTGACTATGGGTTCTGAATGGGATGGTGTATTAGGGAATCTCGTCTACTACAGTCGAAATCTCTCGTACGACGAAATTCGAAAACTGTCGGGAGAAACACCGCCCAATGATCTTCAGCCCAAGATTTCGGGACCAGGTTATTTTGACATAACTTGGTACATTGGTCGTTTAAATTCTGCATAATCAGTAAATGAGTTCGGGTGGACAACGTGGAATTGATGTTTCAGGTATAACTGCAATGCGCCTTCAAAACGCAAGTGATTTCACTCGCGATTTGAAACTACAACTGGTCTACCAAACATTTGCGTCTTCGACGGGAGCAAATGCGTACCGTAATGAGACACCCAATTCAATTGGATATTTCATGGATTTTGTACAAGGAGCAAAGGAGCGTTCTGTGTGTTCAAACTGTACAGGTCTGGCATTTCTCTACAATTCATCCAATGCTGCTCTCAATATGAGCTTTCGAACCTAGCTTTGCGTGTTTTGCGTAGTGCGTTTCGTGCCTTCTGGCGTTCAGTTTTGGATGCCCTTGGGTTGTATGTAAAAAAGTACTTTAAAAATTCGGGTGATTGTTTGTTCTTTGAATATTTCTCATAGAGTGCAGCTTTATTCTTTCGCATATCAATCAGCGTATCTTGCTGTCCAATACAATCTATTGGCGTCAAGAGAGCAAATCTGCGTTTGGGTTTATTGTTTGCCATTTCTACAAGTCGCTGAGCAATACACAACATATTTGAAATGTTCTTCTGTTTCTTACTCGAATACACAAAGGCAAATAAAAATTGAAGAATGGTTGGAATACTGGCTATACGTACACCATCCCGTGTCTGATGATAACTATGGCATGCTGCTGTTTCGTAGAATCGAACACGGGCAAGACCATCATCATCAATAATTGAATACCGTGCTGGAAGAATATCCGTTCCCTTGTCGACTTCAACTTTCTTATCTTTCGAAAGTTTGTCGATTGTCTCTTTGGTTGCTAATAATGTTATGGGAAGCGTCCAATGCTTTTGTAGATGAGACTCTGCTGCGCTAACACCGAGAAGTACGACAGGTTCAGTGTGTAAGAGTTTCATAACATCTTCGATTTCAGATTTTGATGCTAGTTTGCGATGCTCAGTTTCAGAAATTGGGCATTCGATTGGATGATGTTTATTCAAGAGTTGAAGACGACTAAACACCTTCTTCCAGCGCGATACATCACCTCTCGGTCTGGATAATTCAAGATACATGGACATTCTCAGCAAGTTGGGTGGAACATAATGAACACCATCTCGTTCGACACTCTCCTCCCATAGTTTATCAAAAATCTTGCTATCCAAATGCGTTATATCTGCTACACCTTCAAAATCGGCAAACACCTTGAACGTTCCGAGATGAATACCCGGTCTGACTTCAACATTCTTCACTCCAATTTCGGAAAGAGTATTGGCTAAAAACATGGCATGTTCTTGGGGTGTCTTACTAAAAAAGTCATAGTCAGGAATATCCACTTCAGGGTCATAAAAACGATCTTCCTTGGGTAGAAGATTGTTAATCGCTGTTCCACCATAGCACATAACTGGATGAGTCTGTATGAATTTATATACAGTGTCTAGACTCGCACGTGTGAGTGGATCGGATGTTGCTCGTTTAGCATTTTCGAGTTCGAGATGCTCTATAATCTTCTCTAGCTCATCCATTATTCTATCTACACAAAAACGAATTGTTGTCGCTTTTTTTCTGTTGACGGTCAGCAAGGATGCCTCGTCGATACAATCTTCGTCCTCGTAAGGACGTGGATGTGAAGTGGATTGAGGATGAAACCTTAAAAGATGAGGATGATGAGGAGGAGTCGGAGGACGAGGACTATGAACCGACGGAGACAGAAGATGAAGAAGAAGACGAAGAAGAGGTTGACACTGAAGACGAAACCGAAACCGAAACCGAAGAGAAAGCAGTCATCCATATTCCAATGCCAAAGAAGGGAATGCGAGTAAAAATTGAAATTGACAACAGTAGATAT